GCCGGTGCGCTTGCGGGAGAAGTTGGCCCGCATCAGTGGTGGGAAATCCGCCGATTGGGTTTGCGACCGCATCGAAAAGGCGCGGGAGCGTGAGAACGAAACCTAACGCGCAGTAGACACCAAAAGCGGTGTCAACCCACGACCAAGCAGACAAATGCCCCACTTGCTGACACTTCTAGCGGCTGCCGATCACCTCGGCGTGTCCACGCGCACGCTCGCCCGAGAGATCGCCAGAGGAGCACTGGCAACAATCCGCATCCGTGGCGCTGTGCGGATTGCCGAACCGGACCTTGAGGCGTACATTGCTCGAGCGAGGAGGATCGAACAATGGCCGTCTACAGGCGCGGGGACCGCTGGCACTACCGCTTCCAGCTCGGCGGCCGGCAGTACTCGGGATCGGCTGGAGCGGGCGCTGGAAAATCTGAGGCGATCCGACTCGAAGCGCAGCGGCGAGTTGAAGCGACAGCCCGCAACAAGCCCGAGTCACGAACCGTCGACGACGCCATCGCCCGCTGGCTGGACGAGTACGCGCACAGGCTGAAAGGCGCGGCTTCTCTGGAGAGCAAAGTGCGCGCCGTGCTCGCGCACAGCAAAGACACACCTCTGGCCGAAATCGTCGAGGTCGCGCACCGCATCCGAACGGCCGGAATCGCCGCGGGCTTGTCCGCTGCCACCATCAATCGCCGGCTCGCAATCGTCCGTCGAGTCGCGAATCTCGCGCACGAATGGGGATGGATCAACGATTCAGTCGGCAAGCGGATCAAGCTGCTTCCCGGAGAGCGGACCCGGCACGTCTACCTGAATATGCCAGAGGTCGAGCGGCTGGCGGAATCCTGCAGCAATCCGCTGTGCGCCCTGGCCATCCGGCTCGCTGCCCGCACAGGACTGCGGGAGCAGGAGGTTTTGCGCGCATCGACCATCCGCGACGGCTGCATCGAGGTCGCCGCAGAAGACGCGAAAAGCGGCCGGCCGCGGCTTGTTCCCGTGCCGCCGGACCTTCCCGATCTATCGCTGCCGCTCGGCATCACATACAACCAACTGCGCCATGATTTCGAGCGCGCGCGGATCGCCGCTGGTCTGCCAGATGTGCGATTCCACGATCTGCGGCACACGGCGGCGTCGTGGTGGCTGTCGGCCGGGAACAGCCTGGCCACCGTTCGCGACCTTCTCGGCCACGCCAACGTGACGGTCACAAACCGCTATCTGCATCTGATGCCCGGCGAGTTGAAACGCGGCGCTGAGGCGGTAGCCGCGATGCACGCCCGCACAAAATCTGCACAGGATCCGCCAAGTGATTGATTTGTAAAGCACCTACGGGGATTTTAAGTCCCTTGTGTCTACCAATTCCACCACCCGGGCGCCATTTGTTTTCAACGACTTAAAAGCTTTTCTTGTTGGTTCATTGCGACAGAAGATGACAGAATGTTGCACGAAATGTCCGCTATGTCGCACAAAAACCGCACAGCACGCTGGCATGGTGCGCAGCATAGCATAGGGCCGGGCCGCTTGACGTAGTTTCCCGCTGCGCCGCGTACCTCAAGTGTGAGCTACGCGCGGCCCGGGGTTCATTGCTGGCCGGGATTGCTGTTGGCCACTGGCCCCATGATGTCTGAGTCGTGCGCCCAGTTGTTGCCGTGGTCGGTATGCCGGCGGCGAAAGTTAACGCCGTGCTGCTGCTCGCATACGGTTTCAATCCCCACGAGCCGGGCATGCGTCATCCCGATCACGCGATCCAGCTTGTGCGTCACGGCGACGCGATGGTCCGCAAAGTCGCGTTCGATTCGGTCGACGTCGCTTCGGATTTGCTCGAGCGCCTTGCTGATTCCGTTCAGATGCGCGGCCTGCTGGCGCCAGACGTATGCGGCACCGCCGAGCAGCGCGGCGGAGATTCCAGGCCAGAACAGCGACAGCAGCTCAATCCCGAGCGGTGACATGGAGGTGCTCCTGTGACAGTGCGGGATCGATGTCGCGGATCAGCGCCTCGCCTTTCTGGTCGATCGGCAAATCGTTGATCCGCGCCTCGAGCGCGGCGCGGTTGATGTGCTCGCGCGCGCGCAACATCAAACGGCGCATCAGGAGCAGATAGCCCTTGCTGGCGAGCACGAGGATTTCGTAGTCCAGCTTTTCCGATGGCTCGAGATGGCGATCGCGCGCGCTGCTGGATGGCGACAGGCGAGAGTGCATGATGATCAAACCCAGGTGATGGGACCCGACTTACGCGCGGCAAACTGCCAGGTCTTCGGGTTCCAGGTTGCATAACGCCCCGTCGATGTGCCGGGCTCCATCGTCGCATAGTAGTCGTACGCGGCTTTCGGGGTCGAGAATTCCGGCAGGTAGACGGTCGGGCGACCAAAACCGATGTCGACGCCGGCGTAGCCCCAGATGGCCATCAGAACGTTGTTGGTGATGCGGTAGACGGAGTCCTGCCCAAACCATAAATCGGCCGCATTGACCAGCGACGGTCCGGAAAACGCCAGATCGCCGATGCCGTAGGAGTGCCCGGTGCGGCCGTAGGGGTCATCCGGCGGATACCATCCGACGACCTTGGTAGACGTCCACAGGTGCAGCACGCCGGTGTCCAGGAAAGCAAACCCGTGGCACTTGCTTTGTGTGTATCCGCCGGTCGGGTTGTACTGATGCTGATACTGCCAGACCACCGTCGGCGCGCCGACCGCCCCGGTCGGAGAGATATTGACGACGGCGACGGTCGCGATGACCCCGCGATTGTCGCCGTCGCCGTAGTAGCTGCTGTTGAGCCCTTCGTACCAGCCGCGCATGACGGCGATCGAGCGGCCATCCGAGGATGATTCGACCTGCAAGTACTTCTGCAGGTGGACGTTGAACGTCAGCTCCTTGCCGGGCGGCATCATCGGCCGGAGATCGACAGACGTCGTCGAGAGCTGCAAATCGTATGTGCCCGTGCGCGTGCGCGGGTAATACTCGGTCTCCGGCAGCCCGAGCAGATAGGCATCCGTGGTGGTGAGGTCGAAGCTGCCGAGGGTCGTGTAGGTCAGGTACTGCTGGCTGCCGGGCGGTTGATCGTACCGGACGACCTGCCAGGTGGTGGTCGCGGCCGTGTCGTTGATCATGACCAGGTCGAGCACGCTGACGACGCCCGCCGCATCGACGTGCAGCCAGGCGGTCACAGTTGGCAGAATCGGCGCGCCGGGGGCGTAGTCGAGACCCGATCCGAGCACGGCATCTTCGCGGAACTCGTAGCCGGCGGTGGCGTAGTCCGGCGGCAGCAAGCCGGCGGCAGGCGTTCCGGGCGCCTGCGGGTTGCGAAAGTAGCGCGTGTTGCCATAGCGGGGGGAGCCCATGCTGATGGGCTTGGCGAGGTTGTTGCCGGACAGGTCCTTGATCGAGCCCGGAGCGCACAGCCCGTGATAGCCCTGGCCGATCGAGAGCAGGCGCGATAGGTCGGTGACGTTGCCGTGATTCGATTCGCTCGCCCAGGCGGCGTTGACCAGCAGCGCGACGTCGGCGCGCCTGGTGGCGGGCATGAATCCCCACGGCACGTCGCGCACCTCGAGATAGCCGCGACCTTCGCGGTTGACGAGCTGGAACTGCTTGACGCGCTTTCTCGGCTGCGTCGTGCCGTCATTGGCAAAGAGCCGGTCGGCCGTGCTGGTCTCGCGGCTCGGTCGGTTCATGCAGGTCGGCGTCGCCGTCGTCGGTTCGGCGGCGTCGGTGTCGGTCTTGAACGACCAGGCGAAGGTGTAGGTCGTGCCGCCCTGTCGCCACGTGATCGACTTCAGGCGCTGCGCAGCGCCGAGCACGTTGAGCGGCAAGACGGAAATGGTCTGCGCGGGGTGCCACTGCCGCGCGGAATAGGATGTCTCGCGGAACATGATGTCGTTCGCCCCGGCTCCAGCCTGGTCTTGCGATGCGACGGTCGGCGAGGCGAAACAGAGGTGGATGGGATCGGTCGACAGCGATGGCTTGAGGCCGACAACCGACATCCGTTTGATCGCCGTGCGCTCGAGCCGCATGATGCCATCGGATGAAACGAGCGTGTCCGGGTCGGTGTGCCAGGCGTGATCGTGCCACGGGTAGCCAGCGGTGTACGTCCAGAAATCCGAGCCGAGGCATGGTGGTTCAGCGGGTGCGGTGGTGCTGTTGTCCTGTTGTTGGAAGCTGCCGACCCGCTGCGGGATCTGGGAAAGCACCGATGCAGCCGGCAGGACGCGGTTCCGGCGCGTCGTCGTGCCGGTGCCGATTGCCAGGCTGCGGCGGGAGCGGACGAGGTTGCCGCCGTCCATCAGGAGGATGGCGCCTGCGACAGCGCACTGCCGGTGCGCTGGCCGATCGACGGCAATACGGGCTGCTGCGGCAGGCGCTTGCGCTGCAGCGTCGTCGTTCCGGCGCCTTGTTCGAGCCGTCCGAGCGTGTCGACGAGGTTCTGCGGGCTGGCGCGGTCGTTGGCGGTCATAGGGTGATCAGCAGCATGTCTTCGGGGATCGTGGCGTCGAAGGCGGTGGCGATGGCGATCGTTGCCAAGTCGCGCTCGATGTCCTCGACGCCCGGGAAAGTGACGGTGATTCTGTGGTCTTCCGTCGGGCCGAAGTTGAAGTCCGCGGTCGGGGTCAGCGTGAGCGCGGATGATCCGGGAGAACTGGCGGCCGGCGGTGCGGTCGGCGTTTCCGGGTGTGAAACGCCCGTGCCGGCGACACTGCAGATGGCGAGCGAAAACTCGGTGACGGCCTGGCCGTTGGCGGGGGACAGCACATGCGAGACGCGCGCGACCTTGCCATGGGCGCTGACGTTCGTCGTGAAGACGTCGACGGTCTGGTCGACGTCGAGTGCTGGATTCAGCGGCACGCTGGCCGTCAAGCGGTTGCGTCGATGCGCAGCCCAGATGCGCGTCTTCGCGACTTGAATCAGCGTTTCCATGGCGCCGTTGGCGGCGGCGCGGTCGGTGTCGGCGGTCAGTGTGACGTCGGCCGCGGTGGTGTAGCCGAGCAGCGGAGTGGCGGTGTCGAGCGGCGGGATTCCGGATACGTCGTTTGCGTAGAGCAGGATCGCCTGTTCAGCGGACTGGATCGGTGGATAGACGCCTTCAAGAGCCCCGGATAGCGTCTCTTCCAGCGTGCCAATGGCGGCGATGCTGCCATCCGTCTCGACGGTAATGGTGTGATTTTCGACGACCTGCTGCGCATAGTCAAAGCTGACGGACGCGGAGAATCCCATGCATAGCTGGTCGTCAACGGTTGGGTTCGGCACCCATGGACCAATCGCAGTATTCGGCAAAGGCGTGAAGGTGATGGACTGGATCGTCCCGCCTGCGGCGCGGATCGCGGCTTCTGCTGCGTCGCGGCGCAGGAACCAGTTTCCGTCGATGACATGCTGCGCGAGGTTGCCGAGGTTCACGTAGTCGTAGGCGATTCCGTATTCTTCCGCCTTGACGCGCGGGAAGCGGTACGCGAAATCGATCGTGATCGAGTTGACCATCTGGTGCCGGCTGGAGAGCGACACGGACAGCGAGCCGTCGAGCAGATGCGATTCCGTGAAGGTCATTGCGGCCGATCCGGCTGCGCCCCACAGAGACAGGCGCGCGGCGCCGGCCGCATCGAGCTCGACGGTGGCGGGCCAGGTCGAGAGCCGATCCTGCAGGCGCACCCAGCCGGTCGCGGCGGGGTCGAAGACGACCGGCGAGTGATAGGCGTCCGGCGTCAGGGCGTCGATCGCTGCGGCGCCGATCTGATCGATGATCGCCTGCAAGTTGTCGGTGCAGGCCAGGTCGATGATCTTGAGGTCGAGGTCCAGCGTCGGCGTGTCGATCAAGCCGGTGAACAGACGGCGCACGCTGGCCGGTGATCCGCTGGCGATGTCGGCGACGTCGATGGTGATCGGCTTGCCGACCCAATCGGCAATCTGGAAAGTGGCCCCGGCAGCGGGCCGGATGGTGAGTTCCGCGATGCGCGCTGCGCCTTCCTCGATCTCGACGCGGATGTCGCCGACAACGCGCGCGGACTGGTCCACGCCGTCGATCGTGACGATGGCGGACCAGATGCCGGCGCGGCCTGCGGCGCCGGACGTGGCGGAGTAGGTCTCGTTCGCCATGCTTCAGACCTGCTCGACGAAGAGTTCCCACGACCAGGTGGCCGTCTGATGCTCGAGGCTTTGCGACGGCCTGCTGACCCAGGCGGTGATCTGCGGGTAGTACCACGCCTGATAGCCAATGGCGTCCGCCACGGCGTCGGCGGTAGCGGTGTCGCCGACCACGGCGACCGGCGTGTCGATGATGCCGCCGTCGGCGAGCAGCGCGATGGCCCACGGCGTGTAGCCGGAATCGCTGCGCCGTCCCGCGGGCAGCGTCGCCTGCCGGCTGCCGTCGCAGGTGACGGCCAGCGGCGCGGCAAAGGCGACGACCTGCTGCTGCGTGCTGTCGACGGCGTCGAGGCCGGGCGGAATCCAGCCGCTGCCGCTGACCGTGGCGCGCAGCTTCTTCCAGGTCTCCTGCCGGATGCCGCTGCCGTTGATCGTGCGCAAAATCGTCTCGCCGCCGATCTGCTCGTACGCGGTCGCACAATCGAGCGCGCTGCGGAGCGGGATCTCAATGCTGCCGATCTTGAGGGTTTTCACCGACGGCCACCCCATTTGAGTGCGGCGCGGGCGAAATCGCGCTGCAGGCGGTCAAAGTTGTAGGCGTCCATGCTGGTCTCGTAACGACCCATGCCGGGGAAGTTGAACACCGCGGCGGCGCGCGCGGCGGCCGGCGCGGACTGGCGCAGCGTCGGGATGGACAAGCGGCCGACTAGCCCACCGTCGGCGTAGCCGGGCAGGGCGGAAACGCCTTGCCGGAGTAGCCGCTGCAGGAAGGCGAGCGCGCCGCGCTGCGCGACGATCTCGGACGGGATGACGAACTCGCCGCGGTGGACGATGCCGGCCGGGTCGTACTTGCCACCGCGGCCGGTGAATCCGCCGCGGGCGAATCCGGATGCGGCGGCGGCGGCGTCGAACTGCGCCATCTCGTCCGCCGTGGCGCTGCCGCCGCCTTCGCGGACCTGGCGCACCGTGACGGTTACGACCTTGTCCTGGATGGCGTCGAGCTGCGCCTGGATGGCGGCGATGGCCTGTTCGGCCTGGTCGATCTGCACCTGCAGTGCGATATTGGCGGCTTTGTTCTGCAGCTCGGTGATCTGCGCATCGACTTCGACGAGTTTCTGCTGGATCGACGCGGCCTGGTCGGTCGCCTTGGCCGCCTCGTCCTGCTTGATCCGGGCGCGGGCTTCGTCGGCGCGGGCCTGCGCTTCGGACAGGTCTTCAGTGAGGCGCGCCTTTTGTTCCGGGTCGACGACCTTCTGCACGAGCCGGGCGGCGCGCTCGGCCTCCTTCGTCGCCGTGTCGGCCAGCTTGGCCGCGTTCTCGGTGCGGCCGTAGTTGGCTGCCAGCTTGGCTTGCAGCGCGGCCTGCACGGCGGCGGACGTGCGCTCTTGCGCGTCGCGCTGGTTCAGGAAGTCCTGCGACTCCTTGTCCAGCGTGCCGCGGCGGATCTCGTCGGCGCTTTGCTTGCCGCTTTCGCGCGTCTGTGCCGCCTTGTCGAGCAGCTTGGTGGCTTCCTCGCCGGCCTTGCGCGCGTCCTCGACGGTGCGTTGCCAGGCGTTCTGCAGCGCATCGCGCAGCTTCTCGGCGTTCTTGATGCGCGCGTCGGTCTGCTTCTGGTCTTCTTCGACGATCTGCAGCGACGCCTTGCCGGCAGCGACGGCGCGCAGGAACTCCAGATTTCCGAGCTGCGTCTGCAGTTCGGACTGCAGGCGCTTGCGTTCGGCGCCGATCTCGGCTTCCTTGTTCGGGATCTTGCCGACGTTGTCGAGCACTTCCCGCAGCGCCTGCCGGTTCTTGTCGGCTTCTTCCTCGCGCGCGGCGCGGATGGCGCCGAATGCGGCCAGATCGCCGCGCAACAGGGCGGCTGCCGATGCGGCGAAGGCGGCCAGTGCGTCGCCGAGATCCTTGACAACGGTGAAAGCGACCTGCGCGCCGGTGGTCGCGGCCTCGAAAACGATGCGCAGTCCGCGGCCGATCGTCGGCCCTTCCTTCGCGACCCAGGCACCGAATTGCACGAAGGTGGGCAGCAGCTCGTTGCCCAGGCGCACCTGGAGCGACTTGGAGACCAGCGAGAGGTCGGCGAGCTGCAGCTTGAACTGCTTGGTAGCGGCGACGGAGTCGGAGCCGACCACAAGCCCGAGGTCGCGCGCGCGGCGTTCGGCTTCGCGGAGCTGCTCGGAGGTGATGCGCAGCACGCCCTGGACTTCGTACCAAGCGCGGCCGTAAATCTCGAGTCCGGCGAGGTTGCGCTCGGTCGCGTTGCCGATCTCGCTCAGGCGCTGGTTCACCTGATTCATGATCTGCCCGGCCGGCAGGAGCGCACCGGTCGTCAGATCGCGCGTCTGCACGCCCAGGCGCTTGAAGGCGTCTTCGTTGGAACCGAGCTGCCGCGTCATCGCGACCGTCGCCTTGACGACGACATCGGACTCGATGCCGAGACGCTCCATCGCCACGGCCATGACCGAGGCGCTTTCGCTGGTCGTCCCCATCGCGCGGGCGATCTTGCCGACCGTCGCATTCCACTCGTTGGCGGCCGACAGCGAGGATTTGAAGAGGGCGCCGCCGGCCAGGGCGGTAGAGAGTCCGGCGATGGCGGCCTGGAAGCCCTTGACGCCAGCCGTCAGCGGCGTGAAGGCGCTGGTGAACTGCTGGCCGGCGCTACTGAGCGCCGCCTGCGTCTGCTGGATGGCCTTGAGTGCGCCGGATGCGTCGCCGCCGATGACGACCTTGGTTTGCGGTCCGGCCATTTTGGGTTCTACCTCCTGCTGCCTGGTTCAGTCTCGAGCGCCAGGGCCACCGCGGCCAGGTACAGGCTCCACGGGTAGCCGAGGATCGCGGCGTGTCCGCGCTGCACGAGCAGCGCCAGCGTGCGGTCGAGCCGGCGAACGGCTTCTATTCGCTGCGCGCGTCCGCTTCCGCTGGCTGCGGCGGGTTCTGCGGCGCCGTCTGGGTTGCCGGGGACGCTGCCGCGATCAGCACGCCCCGGATGCGAAAAAAATCCGGATTGAGCCGCCGGGCGACGCGCAGTACTTCGGCGAGCTGCGACGGCGCAAAGCGCTCGAGGTGCTCGACCGTCCAGTCAGTCATCCGCGCCAGCTCGTCCAGCCCGATGTCCTCGAAGGCCAGTGCGTGCAGCGGGTCGCGCTGCACTTGGGAAGCCATCTCGGTCAGCCAGGCGCGCACCTCGCCGACGGACAGCTCGTGGACGGTGATGTGGTACACACCGGAGTCGCCCACCTCAAGCGTTTCGGTTGCCGGGTCGCCCGGAATGCGGGCGCTGATCTGGGCGGCCGGCACCGCCCCTGGGATGCCCATCATCAGGAAGCGAACTCGGCGGAGAAGTACTGCGATCCGCTGAGGACGGTCTCGTCCTTCTGCGCGGTGAAGCTGACGCCCGCGGCGGCGAAGTCGGCGGCGATGAATGGGACGTTGCTGGCCACGCCGAGCTTGGCCTTGTAAATCCGCACGATCCAGTAATTGCCGTCGACCTGGTTGATGCCTTCGAGGTGAATCGAGACATCGGGTGCCGAACTGATCAGCGCTTCGACCGAGGCCCCGGCGAGCGGGGTGTAGTCGATCGTGATGGCGTCGCCGGGTGCGACCCCGCCGGTCGTGATCGTTTTCCACGTGATTCCACCCGGCGATACTGTGTAGTCGGCAGCCAAGATCGTGGTCGCACCTTTCTTGATGACGGGCGCGATGCTGGTATTGATCAAGCGCTTGGTCGGCGTGAATTTTCCCACTGCGCCGACCTTGCCGCCCGATTCGCCGACGATAGCGGTGGCGGCAAGCGTGGCCGTCGTGCCCCAGAAAATCGTTGCGAGGTTTTCCGGCGTGAAATGGCGCAAATCCATGTTCCCATTGGCCCCGGTGACGCGCTTGATCGATGCGTCGACCCCGCCGGTTCCGGAACGATAGTCGGCCAAAGACTTCTCTTCTTCTTCGAACGAGAGGGCGCACGCGCTGGCGTTTTCGACGTCGAAGAAGCTGCGGGCCTCGAACGACGACCCGCCGGAATACCGAGCGAGCCGGATCTTGGCGTTGGGGAAAAATGCGACACCCATGATTGATTTCCTTTATGTGCTTGCGGTGAAGAATGCCGCGACGGTGAAGCCGAATCCGATCTGCAGGATTCGCCCGTCGTAGCCGGTCTGCGGGCCGTCGGCGAGGACCGGCGTTTGCCCAGGGGCGTACTCCCAGCCGACGAGCGCGTCGCCGGCTTGCTGCAGCAGGGTGTAGGCCGTCTCGCGATCGGCCGGCGTCGCGCGGTGGACGTCGCAGAAGATCGAGAAGCTGAAGAGCAGATCGACTTGCGCCGACGAGGCGCGCACCGAGAAGCCGGAGTCGATGCGCTGCAGGCGGACTTGGCAGACCAGTGTCGAGGGCGAGTCGTCGGTGAGGTAGACGTCGTTGAAGGTGCCGAGCAGGACGGTTCCGGGCAGGGCGGACGCCAGGCGGGCGAGGATGGCGGGTTCGGTGGTGGCGAGCATCGTCAGGCCCACTTGATCTGCTGCGAGTACAGCGGATTGATGCACCTGCCCTGTGCCACACGCAGAGCGATCCGATCCATCAGCGTCGTGAAATTCGCCAGCGTGATGTTGTTGCCGTTGTCCGGCGACGCTTCCACGTCGTGGAACATCAGCGTGCCTGACTTCTTCGTGTCGCAAATTTCATCGATCTTTGCCAGCAGGGTCGTAATGTTTCCAGGCTCGTCCGGTACGCTTTTGACCCATCCGAAAATCGGCGTTGCCAGACATTTCGGATACTCGCCGGCCAGCAGAGAGTTGAAATACGAAAATTCGGTGCCGCGCGATCCAACGTACCCCGCCGCGCGAACGGCGTCGCGCAGTCCGGGATCCCGCTTGTCTCCGGCAAATGTGTAAATGCCCTGCGGCCAGCAATAGACGTTTTCCGAACCGTTGACTGCCAGGCCATTCTGTACAAGGAAATTGCGGCCAAAGTTCATGTCCGCGACGGCACCGGCGATTGTTCCGGCATCGGTGAGGTTGTCCTCGCTGAAATTCGGCCCATGTCCAATGCATTCATTGCCGGCAGCGATCCAGTTCAGCCACGACGCGACTGATGCGAATCTGCTGCTTGTGCCGATCTTTCCGGGAATGATGCAGGCCGACCCACGTAGTCCGCGCGCCACCAACACCGGCAGGGCGTTGTCGATGATGGTCTGGTACCCATCGTCGAACGTGATCGAAATGCTCGGAGAATCGAGGATGTCGAAAACAACCTTCTTGATGCTGACCGTCGCCTGCCGGCCGGCCATTGGCGTGATGCGCAGCTTGTGGTACTGCAGCATCGTGGTGGCCTTGTCCGGGCTTCCAAGCGTCGCGTGCGATGCGAAGTCGCTGTGCAAACGGCGCGTGCCGGTACCGACCATCGCCGTTTCGCCGGTTTTGTCCGAGTTGTTGGCGTTGAATGTCCTCGTCCAACTGGTCGCGAAGTTGCTGCCGCTCCCCAGATACATGGCCATGCTCGAAACGGCCGACCAGTCGCTGCACCAAACCTCGAGATACCACTGCTCGGAGATCAGGCGAGGGGTCGCAAATTGCGGCAGCGTCACCTCGGCGTATGCGCCGACTGGCGTCGTTACCTGCAGCCCATCTGCTGAGTCGGCGAGCGTCGGCGTGTTTGCCCCGCCGGAGAAAGTAAGCCCCGTCCGGCCGGCAGCCGCATAAATCACGGATCCCTGATCGCGCGCATCCGTGATGACGAATCCGAGCGCGGTGTGCTGCGCGGCGTGCTGATCCGCCAGCATGTACGCCGGATGCGGATCTGGCGCCGCAGAGTGAGATATCAGATCGGCGGTAGCATCATCGGCGACGGTCTCGACATCCGCCAACCGCTTGTCGATCGATGTCGCCACCGCGCTGTCATCGATGCCGACCTTCGCCTGCAGCGCCTCGATGGCGTCATTCGCGTTGGCATGCTGCGTCGAATGCCGCACCGCCGCGCTGTTGTTCGGGTCGGTTCCGGATGGGTTGCTGAACTGGTCGAGCGCGGCCGGATAGGCAGTGGTCATCGCGTTGATCTCATGCAGGGTTGAGCGTCAGCGGCGCGCGCATTTCGCTGGCGTTGATCCGGCGCGGAACGTGCGCCACGGTGTAAGCGTCGAGGCCGATCTGCAGCTGATCGCCGGTGCGCAGGGTAACGGCGTTGGCGCGGTAGCGCAGGGTGTGCGTGGTGGCCACCGCGGCCGCAGACCAGAATTCATCGTCCGCGGTATCGAGCAGGGCGACGAAGGCGACGGCGTCGCCGTCGTAGGCGACGTCACTGTCGTATGGCTCGCCGGAGTCGAAGGGCTGCGCGGCGCGTTCGACCTGCACCGCAAAGCCGTTCGGCGCCAGCTCGTAGCAGTCGTCTATTTCGTCCGGGTCTCCGCCGACCGGGCCGATGTACGCGCCGTCGTAGGTGAACGACGGGTCGTCGTACCGGGTCTGGGAGTCGTAGGGCCTGCCCATGATCCGCGCGCGCGGGCTGAACCGCTCAGGTCGCGACCGGAAGGGCCGGCGCGATCAGCATCTTGACGGTCGCACTCGGGTTCGACGCGGCCTCGACGGCGACGCCGACCTGCTGCTGCGCCGTGGTGGTCTTGTTCACCACCTTGTTGGTGCTGTCCCAAAACAGCCGGTCGCCGACGGCAATAGCCAGGGCCGAGGTCTTGGCGATGGTGACGACGCCGGAGCAGATGAAGCTCCCGGGCGTGCTGATCGGGACATTCTCGATGGCGACACCGAAGAGGGCCGCGCCGTGCAGGTAGCCGATGCCGGCGTTGACGGCGGCAGCCGGGGTCAGAGTCAAGACGTTGCCGTCCTGGACGTAAGCAGTGGTCATGGTGCTTTCCTTTCAGGGCCCGGCGGCGGGTGCCGGCGCCGGGTGGGTTAGTTCGTGGGCGCCGCGTGGATCAGTTCGGGTTCTTCGCCAGGCCGCGGTGATCGAGCGCCTTGACGCCGGCGTCGATCCGCACCTTGAACTCGACGCCGTCGACCGTCCAGCCACCTTGCTGCTCGAGCGTCGGAGTGTCGTTGCCGTCGAGGTAGGCCACTTCGATGGTGTCGTTGACCATCGGATTCGCGGCGCCGAACCAGTTCGAGGTGCTCGACGCGTCGAGTCGCGGGTCGGCGATGACTTCAAAGGCGCCGCGCATGTAGTTCGGCGTGGTCGCGGTCTTCGCGGCGACGATCTCGTTCTCGGCGGTCGCGACGGTCTGCGCGACGCCCTTGAGCGTGCGCGGGACGATCAAGTACGCGAGATTGATGTTGAGCGTGGTGCCGGTCGCATCGGTCTGCCGGGCCATCGCCGTCGCCAGCGCGTCGACCGCTGCGGTCGAGATCGCTGCGCCGGTCAGCAGGTTGCCATGGTTGGCGTGGAACAGCGCGACGCCATCGGCCATGTTCGGGTTGCCGGTGAGAATGGCATAGACCAGATTGCCGACGGTGCGGATGGCGGAGCGGCCCATCTTCGCCGGGATACGCGTGAAGGCGTCGAGGTCGTCGTTGATGACGGCCTGGCGGTGGATGCTGAAGAGGCTGCCGTAGGTGGCAAGCTGGATCGTCTCGCCGCGGTCGCCGACGGTGACGTAGCGATACTCGGCGCCCGGCTCGACCTTCGAGAGCGCCGGGAAGGTGTTGAGGTCGACGCGCTTGGCGGCCTTGAAGTCGGTCAGCGTGCCGCGGCTGGTCCACTTCTGGAAGGTCTCTTCGCTTTCCTCCCAGCCCTTGAGCATCGCCTTGTTGGCGACGTCGGCGAGCAGGTTGGTAAAGTCGGCGTTGCCGTGCGTGAAGGCGGAGCCCACGACTTCCATGCGGCCCATCCCGGAGCAATCGACGCCACGGCGGTTCAAGCAGTTGCGAGCGAGTTCGATCAGGCCGTATCCGCGGTAGCCGTTCGTCGTGTCGTTCGGCACCAGGCCGGCGCGGATCATCAGGCCGGAGGTGGCTGCGGCGCGGAACTTGTCGCCTTCGTCCTCGACGGTCATCACCAGGCCACCGCCGAGGGCTTGCGCGGTGCGGCCGAGCATCTGCAGCATTTCGCCGCGGAAGCTCTCGATCGACTTGCCGGGATCGTCCTGCGCGCGCTGCACGAGTGCGCGGATGTCGGTGCGGGCGGCTTCGCCCTTGATCCACGGGCCGGCGATCGCGGCGATGTTCTGCCGACGAATGGCTTCGTGCTTGAGGGCTTCGGCGCGGATTTCTTCGGCGTCGACCGGGCCGACGCTGACCGGATCGAGGATGGCAGCGGGCGTTTTGGTGGTCGCAGCCGCCGGCGTGGTTGATGCTTGAGTCATGGGGGTTCCTTTCGGAGTGGGCGCGGCGGCTGCCGCTGGGGTGTGGTGATGCAGCAGGCGCGGGAGCAGATCGTCCGGCGGCACGAAGCGGGAGACGACAGAGGCAGCGACCTTCGCGGCCGGGGTGATGCGATCGACGAGGCCGGCAGCCAATGCGTCGTCGGCGCCGTACCAGTGGTCGACGCCGTCGGTGAGCAGCGCCAGTGCCTGGTCTGGCGTGAGCCCACCGGCGCGGGCGTAGGAACTGGCCATCGCGCGGGCGAAGCGGTCGAGCGTGTCGGCGGTCTCGCGCAGGATCACCGCGTTTCCGGCGGTGGCGGTCCACGGCGCGTGGATCATCAACAGAGCGTTGGCGGCGATCTCGACGCTGTCGCCGGCCATCGCGATGAGGCTGGCGATGCTGGCGGCGACGCCTTCGACGTGCACGGCCACGGTCGCCGGGTGGCGGCGCAAGGCGTTGAAGATCGCCAGCCCGTCCGGCACCGAGCCGCCGGCGCTGTTGATCCGCACCGCCAGGGTGCTGGCTTCGATCTGCTGGAGCTGCTCGACAAACTTCTTCGCGGTGATGCTTTCCTCGTCCCACGACTGGCCGATGTCGCCCAGGATGTGGATCTCGGCGTGCGTCTTGCCACGGGCGAGGATCTGGAATGGCGAGTTCATGCAGTGGCTCCGGGGGTCTGGTGATTGGCCTCTTCGGCGGGATCGGCGCCGTCGTTCGATGGCTCCGGCGATGCGGGCGCAGGCGACGCGGCGGCCGGCGGCTGGCGATCGAGGCCGGACTCCCGCAGCATCCTCTGCCAGGCGGCCTGCTGCTGGATGGTCTCGCGCGGGTTGCCGCCGCGGCGGCGGATGATCTCGGGCGCCGAGACGTAGCGGTTGCGCTCCAGGATCTCGGAGGCTTGCGCCTCCTTTTGCGGATCTATCCAGGGCATGGTCTGGCCGACGAAGAGCGCGTCATCCAGCGTCTCGGGCTGCAGCTCGCCGGGCAGTTCGACGGCGCCGGACAGCACGGCGAGCGCGACGAAGCGCTGCCAGACCGGGCGAACCCACTGCGCGGTGAAGTGCTCGGCGAGCGCCTGGTAATGCACCCACTGTTCGACCAGTTCCTGGCGCTGCGCGGAGTAGGTGCCGTTGTAGTTGCGACTCACCGACGAGTAGCTGGCGCCGATGCCGCCGGCGACCGCGCGCAGCTGGCCGTCACGGTAGGCTTGCAGCCCGGTGTTCGGCCGCGTCGAATCGATCGTGCCGATATCCTCGCCGGGCATGAGGTCGTCGAAGATCATGCCGGGCCGGAAGCGCATGTCGCGCGGCGCCGGCGTGGTGCCGTCGGCTTCGGTCTCGGTGGCGCCGTAGAGATCGGGCGTGCCCTTGCGGATGAAGGCGGCCATCGAGGCGGCGATCTTGGCGGCGATGCGCTCGGACTCTTCGTAGTCCTTGAGGTCTTCGAGGCGGGTGATGACGCTGGCCAGGACCGACACGCCACGGCACTGGCCGATGCGATCGACGAGCCGCAGGTGCAGCATGCTGTCGGCCGGGATGGTCTTGAAGTCCTGCCGGTTGGACCACGTCCATGTATCGCCCGGATGCGCCTTGAGCACGCGGTAGGCGGTCGGGCGGCCCCAGCCGTTGCGCACGATGCCGGCTTGGCTGGCGCGGCCGGCAAGGTCAGTGTCGGCCGGGATCTGGTCGGCTTCGATGAGTTCGAGCGACAGCGGGACGAGCGTGCGGTGGTCGAGCTTGGCGACCGTTCCTTCGACGATCTGCGCAAAGCACTCGCCGTCGCGCAGCCAGGTGCGGCATGCCAGGCGCTGTGCCGAGGCCCAGGAGTGCTGCCCGGTGACTTCGGGCTGCTGGCACCAGTCGCGCCACAGCTCGAGCAGGCGGGCGGCGAGGTCGTCGAGGATTTCGCCGGAGACGCTGCGCGGCTGCGGTTCGATGCCGATTCCGCCTGGCCCGACGATGTTGTTGACCAGCACGGTGAGTGCGCCACTGGCCAGGTCGTGGTTGCGGTCAAGCTCGCGCGCCTGCTGCCGGATCGACGGCGCTTGCAGGCGGGCAAGCGCTTCGCCGCTGCGCGTGTCGCGCGAGTACTTCCGGAGCCGGCTGGGCGTCGCTGCGTCGTAGGCGCCGAGCACGGCAAGCTGCCGGCGGGCCTGCTGCCGGCGGACTGCGGAGGCGGGCGCAACGGCGGCGATCATGCGATCCAGCCAGTTCATGCCGAGAAGTCGGCCTGCAGATGACGCGGGCCGACCCGGCCGGCACCGCCGGTGGCTTCAGCGGCGACCCGCTTTTCGAGGCGTTCGCGCTCGCGGCGGACTTCGGCGAGGTTGGCAAGGGTGAAGGTGCGGTCGCCGAGGGTGTAGGACTGCCGGCGCAGGATGCGCGCCTCGGCTTCCAGGTAGAGTGCAAGCAGGTCGGCGGCCGTGCTCATGCGGGTGCGCTGCCCTGGTGGGGAGTCCGTCCACCGCAAACTGGAGGGGATTCACGGCGGATGGTGGTGACAGGGCAGCGCATGCGCGGAATTGTGCGCAGTCCTGGGTGTCCAGTTCTAGGAAAAATGGGAATTTTTGCGGGTGATTTTTCGTCGCGGAATGCAAATAGCGCTTGCTTTTGCACGCATTGCGTGTATAATGCAGTTCATGGGGAGCGCATCGCAACCCGCCAACAAGCAAGGAGATCGAAATGGCAACGACCACCATCAAAATCGCTTACGAAGTTCCAGAAGCCGACGTGCTCACGATCAAAGAGCTTCTGCAGCAGACAGCGCTGTTCAATCCCAACTGGAACAATACCGAGTTTGTCATCGAGCGCGACGATTTCACGTGTATGGAGGATGAAAGCATGGAAGCGGCTGTGTTGATGTCCGAGATTAACGCGATCATCAGCGGCCCCGTGGGGAAGGATTCTGGTTATTCACCATGACCGCAGCTAACCACCCATCTCCTGCCGAAGTCCGCGCAGCCCGCGAGGCGGCCGGACTGACCCAAACCGCTGCCGCTGCGCTAATCCATTGTACTTTGCGCGGCTGGCAGGAGTGGGAAGCCGGAAACCGGCGCATGCATCCGGGACTGTGGGAACTTTTCCGGATCAAGTCTGCCGCTTCATAAGCGCCGCGGCGGCGGCGATGGTGGCGGCGGCGGCCTCTCGTATGTCGGCGGCGGGTTGCTATTGGTCCGTTTGTGCTGCGGGCCGAGAACAGCCAGCACGGCTGCGCAGCCAATCAGTAGAAAAAAGGCTTCTGCTAAACACATGTCGAGCCATCCTTTCCAGCCAGCACCCGATACACCGTCGTCCGCGACACGCCGAGACCGCGCGCAACCTCGGCGATCGGACGGCCGTCGCAGCGGGCGCGGATCTCCTGCGCGCTCGGCCGGCAGCGGGCCGGCAGGTAGACGCTGGCGCCGCCGCATTCGACCATCAGCCGGCGGACGATGGCCTGCGCCAGCGGCGCCAGCAGTTCGTCCGGCGTCTGCAGCTCGTCGGCCAGCGAGTGCTGGATCTGCTCGGCCAGCCACTCGGCGGACTCTGGCAGACGACGACTGGGAGGATGGCGGAGCGGCGGGGCGGTCATAGTCTTGTCTCCCAAGAGTCGGATGCGGCGGGCGGGCGGCGCGGTGGCCGGCGGATGGTGGGCGGTGCGGTTGGCGGTGCGGCGCCCTGGTCCGTTGGCGTTGCGGCCGGCGCGCTCGCTGTGCGTTGCTCGGGCGCTGAAGCGGCCGGCTTGTCGGTGGCCTTGAGCTTGCCGGCAAGGCGATGCGCGGACAGGCACAGCACGAGGCAGTCGAGCGCTTCATTGCGCGGCCGGATCTGGACCCATTCGGTGATGGTCCTGCCGCCGCGCTGGCGCGTGCGCATCTGTTCGGCGGCGAGCTGCAGGAAGTACTCGTCATCGGCCCAGGCCTCGGCCGGGAAGTGGATGTAACCGGCGCCGACCTTGGTCTGAGCTAGCCGGCTGTAGATCAGGGCCTTGGCATGATCGACGCCGATGGGCTCGACGGGCCGGCCGCGGCGGCGCTTGGTGCGCAGTCTGGCGGCGCGGCGGCGCTGGTCTTCGACGACGTCGCGGCCGGGGCCGGCAAGGCCCTTGGTCGGCACGCACCAGGCGCGATGCGCGCAGAAATCCTGCACCATGCCGGTCTGGTAGCCGCTGTCGATGCAGGCGCGCTCGACGCGGGCGGCGCGCAGGAGGTCGGCGAGGTCGGCCCATACTTCAGGCTGCGCCGTGTCGCCGGCGAGGATCTGGTGGTCGAGCACCCAGCATTCTTCGTCGAGCCCGAAGGCGGCCAGGGTGGCTTCGAGGCGATCCTTCTGCACGTCGATGCCACAGACGATGCGCAGCGGCCGCACGCTGGCCCGGATCTGCTCGGCCGTCCAGGGTTCGAGGCGGGAGAGCAGCGCAAGCGCGTCGGCGCCCTGGCCGCTTTCGACGAAGACTTCGCCCAGGAAGGTGTTGATGTACGCCTTGAGCTTGGCGGTGTCGGTCTGCGCATCGAGCCACTTCTGCGCGATCTTGACCCACGAGAGGCCGAGGCCCACCGGTGCATTGAAGGCGTTGAGGTGGTAGCCGTGCACGTGGTGCACATGCGGGCGGTCGGCAATCCAGATTCCGCGCGCGAGCATCTGCGGCTTCTGGCCCTCCTGGATCTCGCTGCCGCAGTGCGGGCAGACCATCCAGGCGGCGGTGACGATCTGTTTCTCCGGCTGGCCAGGGGCGTGCTCTTCGGGCAGCGTGCGCCAGCGGAGATTCGCCTGCTGCAGCTCGTGCAGCGCGCCGCACTCCGGGCACGGGACGTGGTAATGGCGCCGGTCGCTGGCCTGGTAGGCCTCATCGATGCGGCAGCGGCCGTCGTTGGTCGGCGTGCTGATCAGCAGCGTCTTGGCGCGGGTGAATGTGCGCTGCCTGTTGGCGATCAGGGTGAATGGGTCGCCTTCGCCGCCGACGTCCCACTTGAATGCAGACACTTCGTCGCAGATGACGTAGGGCACGTGGTCTGATCGCAGGCTGTCGGCGCTGTTGGCGCCCGCCTTGATCAGCCGCGCGTCGGCGCCGTATTCGAGGATGTCGACGCGGTTGGCGTTGTTGCGCGACGCGGTGGTGACGAGGGACGAGAGGACCGGGGTCTGCCGCAGCATCTTGGCCAGCCGCGGGTTGAGACTGCGGTCCCGCAGCTCGAGCGTCGGCATCACGAGAAGCATGTCCCTGTTGCCCAAGTGATGCATGGTGTAGGCGATCCAGTTGAACATGGCCTCCGTGCCGCCGAGGCCGGAAGCCTTGCGGAAGACGACGGTCGCGACCGGCGAGTGCTCGGACAGATCATCCTGAATGGCGCGCAGGTACGGGGTCAGCGCGGTCTGCCACGGGCCGGGGGCGTTGGTGCCGCTGGTGATGAGGCGATAGCGGTCCGCCCACTGCGAGACGGTGAGCAGGTCGCGCGGCCGCACTCCGCGGCGGAACTCGGCGCCGAAGGTGGGCATGCTGGCGGTGACGGCGCGGGCGCGGTCGCCGGCTTCGCGAAGCACCTGGTTGATCTGCTCGGTGAGGAGGTAGTGCACGCGGGTTTCGTCGGCCTGGTCGGCGACGCACTCGAGCAGGCGGTCGGTCAGGCCGGCGAGCAGATCAATCACCTGGCGGCGGACGCCGATGGCGGCGGACAGCAGATGGTCTGCCGGGACGGTGTCGGCCAGGGCGGATCGGTATTCGTGCTCGGACTGCTGCGCGAGCAGGCGGGCGCGCGCAGTTTGGACTTCGGTGAGGGTGGCCATCAGCGGGCCCCGGCGATGGCCTTCGCCAGCGTCCTGGCGAAGGTGTCGGCGAAGGTTCTGGACACCGTCTGCCGGGCGATCGCTTCGATGTCGAAGACGCGCGCGTACGGGGCTGGTGCGACGAAGTAGAACCACGGCTCGATGACCGATTCGCCGCCGCGCTCGACGCGCCGATAGATGCCCGGGTGCAGGTGCTTGGCCCGGGCAGCGCCCGGAAGGGCGACGAAGAAGCCGACCGCCGATGGCCCCTTGGATTTTCCCGTTTTGCGGTAGACGCGCAGGTTGCGCAGCCCGCGGCCGGCGGCGGCGAGGACGCCGAGCATTTCCTGCAGCGCCTGGCGGCGCACATTGCCGCGGCCGTCGATCGGCGCGCTGCGGCCGGGCGCGATCTGCTGGCCAGCCGGCAGGATGCCGCGGGCGTGCAGCCAGTCTTCGATGCGCTTGATGCTGCGCCGACCACCACGGAACAGATGGCCGATCGATTGCTCGTATGGCGTGCCGGGCGCTTGCTGCGGCGTCTTCAGGCTGATGGTGGCGGTCAGGTCGGCCTTGGTGGCGCCCGTGACGGCGAACGCGCGCAGGGTGTAGGGGGTGGCGCCACCTTGCACGCGCGCCGACAGCTCTGCCCGAATGTCGGCGTGTACGGCGTGCCCGGTGATGGTGATGGCCTGCGCGGCGGCGAACGGGATCTGCCGGCCGTATCCCGACAGCTCGGCTTGCAGGGCGTCGAGGCCGTCGAGGCGCACGCTGATCATGCCAGGCACCGGCGCGGCGGCCTGGCGCAGAATGCGCCGTCGGTGCGGTCGTCTTGCTGGGCGGCGCGTTCGGGCTCGAGATGGTCGCAGGGCGCCATGATCGGCACGTGCCGGGCGCACCATTCGACAGCGCGTGAGATGCCAAGCAATGGCGGCGTCCGGACCTTGTGGTAGTGCCGGCAGCCGGCACGCGCGCACGGATGCGGGTGACCGTGGCTGCTCATTTGGTTTTCTCCTTCTTGCCGATGTTGATGATGTTCCAACGGAAGACGCCGTCGTTCCAGACGTCGAGCACGACGCGGTCGCTGACGCAAAAGATGAAGGCGGGCGTGTCGAACACCCAGTTTCCGATGCGCAGCGTCTGGCTCATGATGGTGCGCAGGAGGCGTGACCGGGCGACGCGGCCGCGCGGGAAGCCGTTGACGATGACGGTGCGCGGCGTGACTGCGAGCGGCAGGCCGGAGAGCATCTGGCCCAGGTAGTCCGGCAGGCTGAAGATGTTGGCGTTCGTCACGGTGTAGGTCTGGACACGGCCTTCGGCGACGGCCTGCGCCATCGCTTCCTTGCCGTGGCCGGTGATGATCAGGGCTTGGGATCCCGGTTTGCATCGCTGGACGTCCATTCCGCTTACCCTCTGCTGATCGCAAAAGACGATCTGCTTTCAAACGGGATGCCTTCTGAAAAAGGAATCAATCTTAATGTTGCATTCTTCATCACGACCGAACCCATTATTTGCTCCTTGTAGATGAAACGTACTTTTTCCCAAACACCTGCCCGTTCTCCGCTGCGTAGAAGTCGCAGCAGCCGGCCAGGGCATTGCGCATGGCGGCTTCAACGTCTGGCCCGTAGCCTGCATCCCGCAAGGCGTCGACGAATTCGGCGACGTTGGGCATTTGCGCGCGCAGGCGTCCTTTCTGGCTCATCCCAAACCCTTCCCATCGGTGGCGTCGCGAAGTCTCCGCAGGGCCGCGGGGAAGCTGGCCCGCACGGCATTGGAAAGCCGCCGCACTTCGGTCTGCAGGATCAATCGGCGGGCGGCCGGGTCGCTGCGTGCCGCGAGCTGCGCGGCGACCTGGTCTACCAGCCGCTCGCACTGCGCGCGCAGCGTCGCCCCCAGGCCGTGCGCTTCGGAGAGCGCCCGGCTGGCGACATAGCGCCGATGGGTGCTGAGATCGAGCGCCAGCAGCAGGCGCGCGTTGTCGGCGGTCATGCGGTCGATGCGGTACGCCTGCAGGCTGCCCGGCACGGCTGCCGTCTCCGCTGCGGCTTCCGCAGCTTCCGGCAGCGCGTCGGACGACTCTGTTGCCGCTGATGCGTCGGCAGTCTGCCGCGCGGCGGCACGGGCCAGCTCCAGTCGCTCGGCGACATCCGGCCGGCCACCGTGCCTGGTGTTGGCCCACTGCTGCAGCGCCTGCAGCTCGTCGAGGCGGCCGTCGTCGCCCAAGGTCAAGCGGCCGGCGGCAATGGCCCGGGAAACCGAGGATTTGTGGATGCCGAGGCAGCGGGCCAGCTCGATCGGCTTCAGCCTTCTGTTCATTTCTTTCTGGATCCGCAAGGAGAAACCAGAGCGCGCGCGCGCGTGCTGCCCGGCGCACGCACCGCACGCACCGCACGCATGGGCGCACGCATGGGCGCACGCCTGTAACCCGCATGGATAGGCGCACGCACGGGGCGCACGCATGAAATCACGTATACGCGCGCGATGAATCCGCACGATGCCCGCATGCGTGCCTGCAGGTGTGCCTGCGTCGCGCGCATACGTGTACGCGAAACTGCGTGCGGTGCGTGCGTTTTCAATGAAAACAAGGACTTGAACCGTGCGCTACTGCGTGCGGTGAGGCGTGCGGAGGCATCGATGCGTGCGTTCACGATGCTTCTCCGAGCGCCGACGACATCCGGAAGAAGCAGTCCGTCGCCCACTGCGCCTCGCTCTTGTCCGCCGGCTTGCGCAGGTCGGCCTCCGGGACGCCCCGCTTGATGTGGTCCTCGATCAGTCCGGAATCCGGGACAATCATCCGCATGCGACGCGGCGATCCGGAGTACATGCAGTTGCCGAAGACATCCTTGTGCTGGATTGCCCAGCCGTTGAGCTTGCCGACGTACGCGGAGAGGTGGAGCTGCGCCCGAGCCTTCTCGCCGCGCGTCGAGCACCAGCGGCTATAGGCGGTGTACAGCTGGCCGCTGGAGCACATGCCGAACGGCCACGGCGTGTCGCCAGCCGACCATTCGGATACGAAGCGATCCGTCGAGCTGGCCGACAACTCCTGCACCGATCGCTTGGCGGCCGTCATCGGCGGCTCGGTGTGCTCGTTGAAGTCGCCCAGCGGCAGATGCAGCAGATAGTGATGCAGCGCCGGGATGGCGCCATTCTTCAGCGCCTGCCCGACATCGCGATAGAAAGGCTTCGACAGCTTCGGCGGCGTCCAGACGACGAAGTATCGCCGGTCTCCCGCCTCGATCACCTGCGGCTGCAGTTCGTTGCTCAGGAAGACCATGTTGACATGGTTGCGCTCGTCGTGCGCGGCCACCTGCTTGGGGTTGATGCGGATCCATTCCCCGGTGATGATTCCCTTTAGCTTATTTTTCAAATAGTACAGCTCGTTGCGCGCGACGACTTCGTCGGCAACCAGGAACAGCTTGCGCGACGCCCAGTCATTGAACTTGTCTTCGACGGCTGACTGATCGATGACGCGGCCGTAGTCGCCGTAAATCGCCTTGATCGCCTCGAAGAACACATTCTTGCCGGCGCCTGGGTCGCCGTGGAAAATGATCGTCGAGCGCATCTTGGCGCCCGGATGCTGGATCGGGTACGCCAGCCACTTGAGCACCCACTGCGCGCATTCCGGCCCGTTCTGCTCGCCGCTGCACAGGTAGTACAGCAGATCGAGCAGTATCGAGCAGTCTCCCTCCCGCGGCACCGTCGGCCATCCGCCCCACAGGTTGCAGCGCACCGATGCATCGGTTTCCGTCGGATCAAACCCCACCTCGCTGATTCGCGCGACCTGTCGGTTCGGGTGACGCTTCCAGTCGCGCGATACGTGGTCGGCGGTCAATGCGTAGACATCCGCCTTCGGCACCAGAGTGTGCTCGTCGACGTCGAAGAAGCAGCCGTTGGACCCGTAGATCAGCACCCACTTTTCGACCGCCTCTTCCAGCGTGTAGAAGGCGCGCAGTTCAGGCTTCGCCGCGGCAGACCCTCCACCCCCTGATGCCGCTGGCCCCCTGGCAGACGCAACCGCAGACCGGGGCAACCAGTCGAGGGCCGACAAGGAGGCGGTCACCTGCTGCGCCACAAGGTGCAGTCCGCCGTGCGGGTGACAGTGCAGGTCGTTGAAGTCCGTTGGTCCCTTGTGCGTCACGGTCGGACGATCGCCAGGGAACACCGGAAGGCAGACCGCCCCGGCGACAGCCAAAGCCGCCTGGCGCGCTGCGACGACGCCGGCGTTCAGCTTCGGCTTGTCGGGGATCGCCTGCCAGTCGTAATCGTCGTCGGCGCAGATCAACAGCCGGATGCCGCGGTGCGCCTTCGCGATCTCCTGCACGGCCGGCTGCAGATTCCCGGCAGCGAACGCGACGACCACGGCCAGCCCGGTCGCCTCGTGCAGCGACGCGCCTGTCGCGAAGCCCTCGCACACCAGAGCCACCCCGCCCGCGTAGAGCGATGGCCCGATGACGAAGTATCGCCCGCGGTACGTCGCCGACTTCGGCGTGTAGTCCTTGTCGCGCTTCTTCCGGGCCTTGATCTCCGGGTCGGAGTAGATGACCTGCAGGCACCAGATGCGGGCCGCACTGTCGATGGCCGGGATCACCAGGTTACCGCGCGCGCTGACGCGGGCGCCGTAGAGATTGCCGGCCGGCAGCCCCTTCCGCTCCAGGTACGCACTGCGCCCCGAGACATCCATGCGCGCCCACCATCCGGCCGCGCGATCCGCCATCTTCTGCTGCAGCCGGAGCTGCTCGACGCCCGCATCGCGCTGCGCCCGCACCTGTACCTGCCGCATCAGCGACCGCTCTTCGGGCGTCATCCCGACGTCGAGCCGCACGACCACCTGGTGCGACTCGTTCTCGGCCCCGCGCCAGACGCCAAACGACCCGACAATGGCATACTCGCCGGGCCGTTCGCGCAGCGGCATCGACCGCAGCTGGTACCAGCCTCGCGTCTCCCGCCCTTCGCCGTCGACGACGCACCGCTGAAAGCCAGGCGCATCGATCACCAGCCGCCCGTCCCGCGGCCGAATTCCGACGGCGCGCAGCTGGTCGAGAACGTCGTCGTAGTTCAGCAAGCCCGGGTTTCCCTTCCTGTCACGCCACACCCTAGCGCCTGT